AATCTTAACTGCATTACCAAGCTTGAAGCGTGCTGACCTAGAGGCAATACAAGCCATGGCTACGTCGCTTTTAGCAGGCTGTGTGGGCGTTGCTTCAAATAAGGGTACAGCCCAACAAACAACATTTGACGCGCTAGCGGCCACTATAAGCCGCCCCATGCCCTATTCAAGCCTGACACCCGCCCTTGCCAAGCACTATGAAGCCAACTTCCCCAATTTGATCATTTTCTTTGATAGGCATTTCAAGGGATGGGATAGTAATAAAATCACCCAAACAGGTTTTTTAAGAATGATATTTGGCTTGATAGCTGCTGATTTAAAAGGGAGAGAAGCCATCCCCTCTGTAGGATCACTGATTTATAACCTGCCCCGTATATATGAAATAGTGGACAATGCGTTCCCCGGCTACCTGAAAGCAAACATGGGACATATGATCCTTAAGATGTTTAAAAAGAGGAACGCGTAATGCACTTCAAGCTTATTGTCTTTTGCCTGTCATTTGGGACTACTTGCCAAGTGATGCCAAGTCATCCTCTGACAACATCTGTCAATGCTGCCTCACAAGCACAGTGTATCCACTTGGCAACCAAAGTGGTTCGCTCTCAGGGGCTGGACCCGCGTATGCTCAGTATCAAATGTATCCCTCAATAGGAGATAACCATGCACTCAAAAGATTTCTTAGCAGATGAACTGCGTAAGGCTAACCTGCCTGAGATGGCAGACAAAGCTGCAACTGGCTACTATCATGACTTTCTATCACCCCTTGATACCCCTAGTATGCAATTGGCGGCAGATTTAGCCAAAGCAGGAACACCAGCTGCATTAGCAGTACGTATGCGGCATTTGAATGGTGAGTTTGATGCTTCTAATGAAGAATCTGATGAATGGGCAGCAAGCCCGGATGGTCAAGCTGCTTTTGCTGCCATAGTCAGCCGGAAATAAATGACTGTTTCGCTTTCGGCGATACAAGAGAATCTTATCACTCTGTTGTGTTATGATGATCTGAATTGCGCCACCATACGAAATCTAATTGAACCTGAATTTTGGGGAGGGCCGTTCAAGGTCATTGCCCCACGTATCTATGAATATATTGACCGCTACAAAAAAGCTCCAAAAGATCACATTGCTGATCTGATGGCTGACAAACTTGAAAACAAAAAGAATCCTCGTGAAGCATCCCTTTACGAGGATATCCTAATGAGCATTCACGGACAATCAGAAAATGTTAATGCCCCCTACGTCATGGGGCAGTTAGAGAATTTCATCAAACGGCAATCTTTGCGCACCATAGCTGTTGATTTGGCTAAAGCGTTGCAGCGTGATACTGACGATTCACTTGAAGAAGCCGAAAAACTGATCAATGCATCACGCCGTCAAGTAGCGTCTGTGTTTGACCCGGGCCTACGGTTATCAAATCGAGATCGCGTATTGGATTTTTTAGACCAAGGTAACCACTGTTTTCCCACAGGCATACCAGAGTTGGACAAGCGAGGGTTTGGCCCCACCCGTAAAGAACTGTGGTTGTACATTGCAGCTGCAAAGCGTGGAAAGACATGGATGCTTATCCAATTGGCTAAGATGGCCATTTTGCACAGGTTACGGGTAGTGCATATCACGCTTGAGATGTCAGAGGATAGGTCAGCGCAGCGTTATATGCAAGCATTGTTCGCCATGTCCAAACGTAATGAGAAACAGATTGTAACCAAGTTCGAACGCGACCAGCTAGGTCGGTTAGTGGGGTTAGATGAGACCGAGATAAGACCCAAGCTTCACCTCAATGATCCTAATATCAGAAAAAGACTGGAAAAGAAAATTGACAGATTTGGTCCTCGTCTACTTGATAATGTTATTGTCAAGCAGTTTCCAACTGGCAGTCTCAGCGTTCGTAAATTGGAGGCTTATTTGGACAGTTTGGAGTCTAATGAACGTTTCATTCCTGATTTACTTATTGTTGATTATCCTGATCTTATGAATGTGGACAAGAACAACTATCGATTGTCCATCGATGAGATTTACAAGGATATTCGTGGATTGCTGGTAACCCGCAACATGGCGGGAGCCGTGGTCAGCCAAGGCAACCGGCTCTCTGAAAAAGCCAAAAATGTAGGGTCTGATCATGTGGCGGAGGCGTGGAGCAAGATTGCCCACGCCGATGTCATCATCACCTACAACCAAACTGTAGCCGAGCATAAGATGAACTTGGCACGCCTGCATGTAGCAGGGGGCCGAAATGACGAGGATAAAATCACGTTAATTGTCTCGCAAAATTACGCGATGGGTACTTTTGTGGTTGATTCCATACTCATGAGCGGCTCCAACTATTGGTCGAACTTGCCAACTGGAGGCCGTGATGGTGAAGAGGATCAGACTTAGGATAGTTCCGCGCACACCCGACTACTTCAAATTACGATTTTGGTGGCTGCACGAGTTGCGCATTTTACGGGCCAAGCGCAAAATAGCTGGCTTAAACACAAAAGGGGAAATCAAGGCTGCGCAACGTGCATTAGCTAAAATCAGGAAAGAGGGGCATGTGTAATAATTGGCAATCAATAGAGACAGCACCAAAAGATGGAACGTCTATCATTGTCTATCGGCCAGTTTATGATGGTGATTACATTCCAGAAGTAGGAATGGATTATTGGCACAAAAGATTGAATTGTTGGGGCAAATCACGCGAAAATACCCCACCAGCTAAATGGCAACCCTTTCCAAAACCACCCAAGGAATTAGAATGAAGGATGAACCAAAACCTAAACTGACAGCCCGTGACAAAGCTGAGCTCTTGGTTCAAATGACCAAGGAAGCCAAACAAATCACTCGCAAACTCCGTGCTTCTGCTTGCATTGTGGTTTGTATGTTTGAGGAAGAGGGAAAAATTCTGGTGCAGGATGCAGGCCTGTTTCCAATGCCTCCTGCTGATTTCTATGAGTTGTTGCAAAACGCCCATAAGAATGGCCAAATGGGGGATACGGCCAAGAAAATTCTCAGGCCCAACTAAAGGAGAATGCCATGATTAAACTGATAGCCTTGTTGTTCCTAGTAACAAATGGGGTTCCAGCCAGTGAGCCTTATCACACTATCTCAAACAACAAAGAGTTTATGTCCAAGGATGATTGCCTTGCCTACCTCAAGTCTGATCAAGGCAAGATATCCACTCAGTTTATTGAAAGCTGGGCAGCAGAACAAAGTGACAAGATAGCTGTCAAATTCGACTGTGTGAATGTCAGCAAAGGCGAGAGCTTATAATTGATTAACAAGAAGGTCGTTGAACAGTTCCTTGCGAGACACATGGATAATCATGATTGGCTCAAGGGTTGTAAACGATCACTTTTAGTAGAAGACTTATCGGCAGACATTAAATATCTGCCGGGTTTTGAAAATTTATGGACCCATCAATTAGTCTGTTTGCTGCTTGTCATTGAATTGAAGCGATTCATGCTTCACATCGACATGGGTGGTGGCAAGACCCTGATCACCTTGTATTCTATTCTCAGACGTAAGCTGAAGGGTGAGAAGCCTTTAGCCATTGTCTTTGTACCGTATTTATCTTCTGTGGATACATGGATAGAAGAGTGTAAAAAACACACGCCCATTTTGAAATTGGTACCGTTACTGGGCAGTACTATCCAAAACTTGCGCGTACTGGAAGAGCGTGATGGGGATATTTACGTCATTGCTTACCAAAGCGCCGTAGCAATGCTGGCCGAGGATCATCCCAAGAAAAAGGGCTGGACCATTGACCCAAATAATACCCGGAAAGTCTTTGAAGGCTTTGATACCTTTGTAGCGGATGAAATTCATAAGTGCTCAGATTTGAGTACCCTGACTTATCGCATGTGCCGAACTATCAGTGCAAACTGTGAATATGGCATGGGCCTTTCTGGCACACCCTTTGGCAAAGATGTAGGTGATATCTGGGCACAGTTCAATTTGATTGATTTTGGAGAAACATTAGGAGAAACTAAAGGGCTGTTTCAGGAAGCTTTCTTCAAAAAGAAATTTAATCACTTTACTGGCTTCCCTGAGTATGCATTTGACAAGACCAAAATGCTGCTTCTTAACAAAATCATCAAACACAGTTCTATCCACTATGCAGCCAGTGAGATGCATGATCTACCTGTCAAACGGTATATCAAACGTAGGGTACTACTTCCTACAGCCATGGAAGGGTACATCAGCAAAGCCGCTGAAGAGTTCATAACTGCTTTGAAAGCCGGTGGTACCCGACAGGCCGAGGCCAGCTATATGCAACTAAGGCAACTGGCATCGGGCTTTATGACCGTGGACGGTCAAAATAACACCAAAATCAAAGTGGGAGATCAGACGGCCCAGTTCCTCGCTGAATCGCCGCGAAAAGTAGTGGTAAGAAGTCCCGCGAAGGTGACCGGGCCCGCCACGATGGAGGTCAACGAAAAAGGTAAAGTGGTTGCCAGGAGCAACTACCAAAGCATCAGCGTGCGG